CGATGTCGGCAATGAGCCTTAGTGAACTGATGGAATGGCGCGAGCGCGCCCGGCAACGAAGCGGAGCGGACGAATGAGCGGCATACGTAATCTGAAACTGGAAGTCATCCTGCAGGCGGTCGATCGGGCCACACGGCCACTGAAGGCTGTGATGCAAGGCAGCAAAGGGCTATCGCGTGCGGTCAAGGAAAGTCGCGATCAGCTCAAAGCGCTGAACGACCAACAGGGTAGGATTGACGCATTCCGCAGCCTCACCCGAGAAGCCAAGGAAACCGGTGACAAGCTCGCATCCGCTCGACAGAAGGTCAAAGAACTGTCCAGCTCTATCGCTGCTGCCGGGCCGCCCACGGAGAAAATGGCGCGGCAGCTACAGCGTGCGGAGATCGCTGTAGAAAAGCTTTCTCTCGCCAACACCAAGCGAATCGACGCGGCCCGCGCGGCCAAGACGTCGTTGGACGCGGCAGGTATCAGCACCAATCAACTCGCCAGCCACGAACGTCAGCTCAAGGAGCAGGTTGAATCAGTCAATCGGGTACTCACCCAACAGTCGGCGAAACTTGCGAGGGTGAGCAAACAGCAGCAGCGCATGCAGGCGATTAAATCGCAGTATGACAGGGGTATGGACACGCGGAACAAGATGGCCGGGGCAGGCGCGGGAATGACTGCTGCGGGCGCTGCAACAGGCGCCGCGCTGCTTGTTCCCGTGAAAGAGTACGCCCAGGCCGAGGACGCGGCCACGCAACTCAAAGTATCCATGATGACGACGGGGGGCCAAGTCTCAGCTGAGTTCGACAAGATCAGTGCGTTGGCTAACAACCTCGGTAATCGCCTGCCCGGTACAACCGCCGACTTCCAGAACATGATGACGATGCTCATCCGTCAGGGTATGTCTGCACAGTCGATCCTCGGAGGCCTGGGCGAAGCCACCGGCATGCTTGCAGTGCAGCTCAAAATGCCGTTCGAGGAAGCGGCGGAGTTCTCCGCTCAGTTGCAGGATGCCACCCGCTCCACCGAAAAAGACATGATGGGGCTAATGGATGTCATCCAACGAACCTATTACACCGGGGTAAACCCGGACTGGATGCTTCAAGGCTTCAGTAAGCTTTCCGCAGGTATGGATACCGTCAAAATGAAAGGGCTGGAAGGCGCCAAGGCGCTCGCCCCGTTGCTTGCGATGGCGAACCAAGCGGGCATGACGGACGGCGGCAGTGCAGGTAACGCTTACCGGAAGGTATTCCAGAAGAGCATGGACACCGCGAAAATCACCAAAACCCTGAACGATTTGAAGACCACCAGCGGAATCGATATGAAGCTGAACTTCACCGACGGGAAAGGTGAGTTTGGTGGTCTGCCGCAAATGTTCAAGGAATTGGACAAGCTCAAAGGGCTCAGCACTGAAACCCGTATCCAGCTGATCAAAGACCTCTACGGCGACGATTCCGAAGTGACTCAGGTCGTGTCGCTCTTGATCACCAAAGGTCAGGCCGGTTACGACGAAATGATGGGCAAGATGAACGCCCAGGCTTCGATGCAAGACCGGGTAAACGCTCAGCTCGGCACGCTGGCGAATCTATGGGACGCGGCTAGCGGCACCTTCACCAACGCGTTGGTTCGTTTTGGTGAGGCGATCGCCCCCGAGCTGAAGGCTCTGACGAAGTGGATCACGGACGTCTCCGAAGGGCTGGGAAATTGGGCGAAGGAAAACCCTGTTCTTGCAAATGCGCTGATGAAAGTTGCCGGTGTCATCGCCATCGTTCTGACCGTCTTGGGCGCCCTGACGCTCGCCATGGCTACCATCTTCGGCCCCATGCTTATTGCAAACGCGGGCTTCGCCATGCTCGGCGCCAAGCTGGGCGGAGCCTCGACACTGATGCGCGTCTTCACCGGAGGCACCGGCTTGCTCAAAGGCGCGCTGAGCTTAATGGGAGGCGGCATCATGAAGCTCATTGGCATCCTACGTCTGCTGTTTGTGGCGATGATGTCGAACCCGATTCTCGCGATCGTTGCGCTGATTGCCGCTGCTGCTGTGTACGTATGGTCGAACTGGGACACGTTGGGACCAAAATTCGCGGCGTTGTGGGCAGGAATCAAGGCCGGTGCAGCCGCCGCCTGGGAAGGGTTGAAATCCATAGTGATGGGCGTCGGGCAGGCTCTGGCCAGCTTCTTTATGAACTGGACGCTACCCGGCCTGATCTACGGCCATTGGGATCAAATCATGGCGTGGATGGGCGCGCTGCCTGCCAAGTTTATGACCTTGGGCTCGCAGATCATGCAAGGCATGATCAACGGCATCACCGGCAGCCTGGGAGCGGTCAAAGACGCTATCACCGGGGCAGGCGGTGCAACGATCGATTGGTTCAAAGAAAAGCTCGGGATCCACAGTCCGAGCCGGGTGTTCGCTGAACTCGGCGGCTTCACCATGGCCGGACTGAATCAAGGCTTGGCAGAGAACCAGACAGGGCCATTATCAACGGTCACCAGTTTCGCCAAGCAGCTCACCGCAGTCGGCGCAGGTATTGCGATCGGCGCCGGATCAGCTATGGCAGGGCCTATCCCGATCGACAGCCGATCGCCAATTTCATCCCCTGCCGCCGCTGGAGCAGCAGGATCGGGCGGCGGATCTACCGTAATCAATGTCTACCCATCAGCGGGAATGAATGAGCAGATGCTCGCCAAGCTCGTAGCGGCGGAAGTCGCCAATCTGGATCGACAGAAAGCAGCCCGTGGCCGTTCGCGCCTTGGCGACAAAGATTAAGGAAACGCGCGCATGTCAATGATGGCCCTAGGGCAATTCATATTCAGTCTGTCGAGCCTTCCTTATCAGGAGCTGCAGCATCAATTCGGCTGGCGTCACCCAACAACAAGTCGGGTCGGTGCGCGTCCGGCACGTCAGTTTCTCGGCCCAGATGACGAAAGCATCACCGTGAGCGGCGTACTGTTGCCGGAGTTGACCGGAGGCCGTGTCAGTCTCGATATGATCCGCGAGATGGGCGATCAGGGGGCATCATGGCCGCTGATCGATGGCAGTGACGGACGCATCCACGGCCTATTCATTATTGAAAGCTTGAGCGAAACGAAGAGCTTCTTCTTCGAGGACGGGACGCCGCGGCGGATCGAATTCAACCTCAGTCTCAAGCGAGTCGATGACGACAAGATCGATCGGGTTGGGCGAGTCAACCGTCCGCAAGGGAGCATGACGTGAATTCATTCGTTCAAGACTATCGGCAATATGCGAGGGAAGAGATCCACCCAACACCTGACTATCGCATCGCCTTGGTGGGAGGGAAGGACATCACCAGCACTCTCCAAGGGCGCTTGGAGTCGTTGACCCTGACGGACAATCGCGGGTTCGACGCGGATCAGCTCGATATCACCCTGGACGACAGCGACGGGCTCTTGGACTTACCACCACGCGGAGCAAAACTGTCTCTCGCCTTGGGCTGGAAACATGAGGGTCTGGTCGACAAGGGCACCTACACCGTCGACGAAGTCGAACACAGTGGGAGCCCGGACAAGCTGATCATCAGGGCACGGAGCGCGGACTTGCGCGCGGGATTGACCACAAAGCGCGAGCGCAGCTTTCACGGCAAGAAGGTGTCGGACATTGTGACCGCGATCGCGAGCCAGAACCGGCTCACCGCCGAGATCGCCAAGACGTTTGCCGACGAGATAGTTGACCACATCGATCAGACGAGTGAGTCAGACGCAAACTTGCTGACAAGGCTCGCAGAGCAGTTCGATGCCATCGCAACGGTGAAGCATGACCGCTTGATGTTCATCAAGGCGGGCGAAGCCAAAAGCGCCAGCGGCCTGCCACTTGGCGCCGTAACCATCGTTCGGTCGAAAGGCGATCAACACAGGTTCAATGTGGCCGACGGGAACAACTTCACCGCCGTGCTGGCCTATTGGCAGAACACCGCGTCCGCCAAAAAAGGCGAGGTGCTGGTAGATGCCAAAACCGTGATCAAGAAGGTTAAGTCAGGGAAGACAGGGAAGCGGGAAAAGCTCGGCGTTGAAAGGAAAGATCCCGTCAAGCCGAGCGCAGAAAACACCAAAGTGTTGCGGCACACTTACGCGAGTGAAGCGACTGCCATCCGTGGCGCCAAGGCTGCATTCGATAAACTGCAACGTGGGGTAGCCTCGTTCAGTATTACCCTGGCCCATGGCCGGGCCGACCTATTCCCTGAGCTGCCTGCGGCGGTCATAGGGTTTAAGCCGATCATCGACAGCACCGACTGGATCATCAGTCAGGTATCTCACTCGCTTTCGGATAGCGGCTTTACCACTCAGCTCGATCTGGAAATGAAGATCGATTGAGCTTAATTGCCGGACGCACTCCAGAGGCTGGTGTGTTCCGGCAGGTACTCTTGATTGACCTGATCCATGGTCAACTTGCCGATCGCCTTGCACTCTGCCGCACCGCCACTGAATACACGGCCTTGCGCGCCAAATGAATTCACGACCTCGATCCGCTGGAAGTCGGTCTTGCCCCACGATCCAGGCTCAAGAATCAGACTTGTGCACACGCTGTTGATTACCGTGGCGTAGATATCCTCGGTAACGCGCGGGCGGTTCATGTCGACGCGCAACACCTTGCTGTTGAGCTCGACGCTTTTGATATCAAGCGGCTTAAGTTCTTTGGTGATACTCGCCGGGACAGGCTCTGCATGCGCCGACTGGATCGACGCGAGCAGCAGCAGGGTGAGGCCGATTTTTTTCACGGTGGTTTTCCTATTGCGAGAGGCTCAGGCACTCTCTGAAGTGGGTGCGGCCCACTCGGGGCCTTCGTCTGTTGTGCGCTGACACTCGCGCTTGAGTCCTTCCATCTTCAGCACGCTGCCCACGGAGAAAGCCCGACCATCGAACTGACAGACCGTTGGGTCTTGAGACAACCCAACGCCAGCCAACCACACGCCGCAAAGCAACGCACCGGCAACGCCGATCGCGCTGAAAAGATGACGGTTTGAGATAACGATGGTGGTGTTGCGACCCATAGCGCCGTCAGACGGCGGTGGTTCGCGGCTCGAGCCAGGGCCATCGATAAGCGCGTACGGATGGGAATGTTTCGAGGATGATGGCGGAACTTTCAGCGGATCCTTGACCCAGCGATCCAGCAACGCCATCACTTCGTGAAAACTATCGCGAGGCAGCTCGCCGAGTTTATTGATGCCGAAATCCGTCAGGATCACTTTGTAGACGTCTATTCTTTCGAGCCCGGTTGCGCTCAGCACTTCCCCTACTCTGTAGGCAATCGCCTTACGTTGTAGATCAGTGATTGCCCGATCGGTATTGGCACCGAACGACAGATTGAAAACATTGCTCAACTGAGGGCTGCTGCCTTCATAAACCGTACCGCCGGTTATGAGCTGGGCAACATCCCCTATTTTGTAACTCTCCCCCATGATCCACCGCACCCACATCCATAATGGCTTTCCGCCATTATACTTGGCGGACGGCTAATCCTTCCTAGCCTTTCGTCCTCTTGCCAGTGCTGATACGTGCACCGGTCTGATTCACGGCCCCGCCGCTGATGATCTGCGCAACGTCGCCCATGCTGAACTTCTGCGTGGGTTGTGCTTCTGGAGCGTTGTATCCGGCGATCATCCCAAGAACGCCCGAGCGGCCTTTCGAGTCGAGCTCTCGGTATCCACCAAGAACAAGCATCTCGTCTGGGGCTAAGTGCCCACCGGACAGCTCGCCAGTGACGATATACAGCACATCGGCACCCTGGCGCCCTACCGCCTCAAGGAAACCGAGCTTCGGCTCAGTCTTGCCCGCCTCGTAATCACAGTAAGTACGAAAAGCAACGCCACCGCGTTTGGCCATCTCCGTTTGAGTGAGGCCAAGGCGAACGCGTTCCTGCGACAACCGATCGTTGTATTGCAGTTTTTCGCAAACA